CTGCCCTGAAGAAACTACGAGAAGCAGTAGCAGCAGCCGTAAAAAAGAACGGCCATCTTAAAGGTATAGATGGACGTATTTTACCAGTTCGCTCAGAACATGCTGCACTTAATACACTTCTTCAATCAGCTGGTGCTGTGCTTTGTAAACGAGCAACCGTTCTGCTTTATCAAAACCTAGCTGCTAAAGGTTATGTGTTTGGTAAAGACTATGCCTTCGTTGCCCATATTCACGATGAAATTCAAATACAGGCAAAAGAGGAACTAGCAGATACATCAAAGTATGAGCTAGAAATAAATGACAGTATTGTAATTTGGTATGAGCCATTAGAGGAAAATGCATAATGGACTATCAATACTTTAGAGATAAGCCAGTGCCTAAGTTAAAGCAACGTGAAAGAGTTGAGTGGATATTGACAACTGCAAGAGAGAGCAGTGAGCCAAAGGTATCAAGCAACACTTTCATCTACGACTTTCGCATACCAAGAATATCTGCACACATATTTAATATGCGTGAGGACTTGTGGGAAATAGAAACTATAAAAGAAAACAATGAGTTCTTTTATAAGTTGTTGCTTACACCACAAGAGATATTAGAACAAGCAAAGAAAGGACAAACGTATGAGCAAACCACAATTATCTGACACTGACTATGGATATAATGGACTGCTTAGAATTATTAACAATCAAGACATAGATATAAACGAGTGGATAACAGAAAGATTAGATAAAGAACGTGGTGGTATTAAGTTTATGTTACCTAATGCAGAGGGAGAAATTTATTTGACATGGGGAGATATATACCACATTAAATTAACAACTGTTCATACCAAGAAAACATTTGATAGCATTGTAAATCTTAATGAGTTACAACAAATGCTTGTTATGTTAGAGGAACAAAGACAGAGAACAAAAAAAAGTATTGCTGATATGTTGATGAAAGCATTTAGCAAAGATGAGGAAGAGTAATGCAGGATAACTGGAAAAGACTAGCACAAGCACTGCTTGATGAGGAAGATTACCTGAACAAACAGACACGTGCATTTAGAAAAACAAGATTAGCAACTATTAAAATGATGAGAAATGAATTGTCAATACAAGATATTGCTAAGTTACTTAAACTTTCAAGACAGAGAGTTTATAAGATAATTGAGAAAGGGGAGTAATGCCTAATTTTAATTTAGATAATTACGAAACAGTAGAAGATAGACTAAAAGTATTTTGGAAAGAAAATCCAAAAGCAAGAATTAATACAGAGATAGTGCATATGACTGATGATGGAACTTGCGTAACTGTGAGAGCAGAGATATATAAAATGGAAGTAGATGCAAGACCAGTTACTACAGGTATAGCACAAGAAACTAAAGGGCAAGGTGGCTTTGCTAACAAAGATGCATGGGTAGAGAACTGTGAAACCTCTGCTATTGGTAGAGCTTTAGCTAACTGGTTGTATCAAGGTAGCACTAAACCAAGACCAAGTAGAGAGGAAATGTCTAAGGTTGGTAACCAAGATGATAGAGTTAAGGTAGAGAAAAAGAGAGTGCAAAGACCTACTAAGGAACAGGAAGAAGCTATGAACAAAGTTGTTGATGAAATGGTTGCAGAGCCAAAGAAAAAGAACAATGCATCTGCACTTAAACAACTTATGTCGGCAACTGTATCTGATGCAGACAAATTAAAAGAGTATCAAAGAGATGCTTACGTTGAATGCGTAAGTGAACTTAAAATGCCTGAAGAAGTAGAAGATTGGGATAACGAACAGATGACTACGTTTCTTGATGTATTCCATAAACTTGTAGAGAAAGACAAAGGTTTAGGTGACCTAAACGAAGTCTTTGTAACAGAAGATATTACTGATAAAGGGGGTGATGACATGGGAGATGAGTGGAAAAGCAATCCTGCTACCGAAGCACAACTTAAATGGTGTAAGGATATAGTTGCTAAAGCTACTGACAAGAACATTGATGGACTTGCAGAACTAAAAGCACTATACAATGGTGGCGATATAAATGGCGAAACTGCTAGTGAAATCATATCTAACTGGAACGATAAGGTTAAGTAATGGAAGAGCTAGAACAAGCTAGTATCAATGTGCAAAGGTTGGTTGAAAGATTACAGAAACGTTTTCCTAATCACGACTTTAGCCAACCTGCACCATTAGATAAAAGATGTAAGAAAAGCACAACAGGTATCTGTCCTGTATCAAAACATTTAGAGTATGCAATAGACATTGATGGTAATGATTTTTGTATCAAACAAATTAAGTTAGTTGATGAAAAAAACCCATACGCACATACAGTTATTACTTGTAATGCAATAATTAGAACTAAACAAGAAAAAGATTTAGCAAAGAAAGGAATATTCTAATGGCTAATATATTTGATGACCCTAAAACACTAAAGACATGGGCAATTAAGTTAGCAAATGCCTGTGGTGGTCAAAAAGTAGAGAAATCTATAATGTTAACCAAGACAAACCCACAAAGAATAAGAGAACTTATGGATGAGTTTGTTACTGACCACAATGAAAACACAATTAAGATTGCTAATGAGATAGAGAAAGAAGAAGAGTAATTAAAGTATCTTTAAATTATCCCAACCTTTATTGTTAACTGTGAAAGTGAGAACACCAGGATGCGACCATAACCCACTGCGTTCTGTAAAGTCTATGCTTTTATCTAAACTAGGTGATTGAAACCAAGTACGATTACCTTGTTGTTTACTACGAAAATGGTGGTAGTGACCTGTAATAAGTATCTCACAATTACCTGCAGGTAGGTGTCCATACATCTGACCCTTCCACCAATTTTCTATTTTATTTTCAGGATTACCACTTCCACCTGTCATATGACCATGTGTCCACCCACAAGTTTTACCTTTTATATCTAATACTTGGTGGAAACCATCAGGTATTTCTACGCTAACTGACTTATACCTTTGCTTGTTTGCACCCATTATCTCCTGACAAATTTGCAAGTGCATTGTATCACTGTTATCTAATCTGTTTGTATATACCTGACCCTTACTGGACCTAGACATTTCGCCATGATTTCCTGGACACCCTGCAAGAACTAGCTTATCTGCTAAAGGTAAGAACGTGTCTATTGTTTTCATAATCATAGACCTAGCTAGTGCATATTGTTCAATGAGTGAGAGTTCTACATTGAAAGGTTGGCTATCATAAAAAGCTGCAGTGCAGTTTTCTGTCAAGTCACCTAGTCCTATCATATAAATCTCATCTATATTGACACCAAGTTTACGTAAGTCTTTTATCCTATTGACTGCATCTTGTAGTGCTACATCATAACGTTTTATTGTATTCTCTACGCCAAAGTCACGCTTACCTAGTTGCCAATCTGCCATAAAAAATAAGAATGCTGTATCTCCACCTAATGTTTTCTTTTTAATTGGTGGTTTTTTCTTAGCTTGTTTAAATAATTCTTGAAAATACTTGTCGTGTCCAGGATTTTTCTTACGAACAACGCCTTTAAATGCGTAAAATGTTTCTGTTGTGCCACCTTTCAGTTGGACATTCCAACTGGATGCACGAACTGACCCCTCAATGTAGTATAATTTTGGGTCAAACCCCCAATCACGCAGGATAGTATCAAACTTATTTCTGTAATTAGGGTCTGTTCCTACGTGTGTTATCTCACCAAGACCAGTTTGTTCGTTTACTTCTAGTCCAGGTTGCCATCCTGATTTATAAAAGTTATTACCCCACTCTTCAGGTATAGGTTTTTTATGTGTAATACTATCTCCTGTCAATATAAGTATACAGGAGAATAGTATTTACTGTGTTATTTAGATATTTGTTTTTTAGCGTATGTCTTAACTACAGCTAAAGCAGCACCACCACCTGCTAAAGCAGCAAGTTGCACAGTATCGGCATCAACAGATACCAATGGGGCAACGACTAACGCACCAAGAAATGCTTCAACGAAAGTCCAAAAGGTTCTCTCTAGCATATCTTTAAGTTCTTCACTCATTTTATAACTCCATGCATCATTCCAAGGAGTCCACCATAAGTCCTTCTTGAACTTACCCTCTTGGTTTCTTCTTCTATTATTCTTCTCGAATAAATCTGACATTATTGTATTACCCTTCCACTAAGTTTTGATTTAATTGTTAAAACATTTCCATTTATTTCCTGCAATTTATCATAAACTGTGGTAGCCAACACTGTATGGTCTTTTGCCTTGTTGTCTTCTTCACCTTGTTTAAACAGGTTATTGATAGTTGTATATTCTATGCTGACATCTTTACCTTGAAGTAATTGACTTGCTACTTTTGCATACATTTTTTTGTATGCCACTGTGCTACTACCAATAAACCCATCCTTAGATACTTCTAAGTCTTGTTGTGTTTCTCCTACAATTAAACAACCTGATGTATGTTCATCAGTGTTACCAGTGTGTATAAGAATATAGGTAAAGTTTGGCACATCTTGTATGTGTAACATACCATAGTGTGCGTTCTTGTATCTCTCTGAATACTTAGCATGAAAGCCACCTGTCTTTCTAAACTTTATATCGTATGTGCCTTCAGGTATGCAAGTTTCGTGCATTACTTTTACTGCTTGATACTGGTCTTCAAGTGTATAACACTCAAAAATACCATCTATAAATAGCAACCCATTCGTTGCATCTGTTCCAAATTGTGTTCTAACTACTGTTAGTTTCATCCTGTCCACCTTCCTTACAGTTATTACTTCCATGTTTACAGTTACATATTTGTACGAAAGAACCATCTTCTTTCTTAGTTACCATACACATTAATCTCTAAATCCTATTGTAAGTAACCATACTGCTAATGTAATTATAGTCGCAACTCCTGTGATTTGTTGTGCCGAACCAGTTAGTGTAAGCGTAGCAATAACTAAACCAACCAAAGTCCAACTAAGGTTAAGTGTTTCTTTTATTGCTGCTATAAACCAGGTCCATAACTTCTTTATCATAGACTTCTCCTAAATACAAAAGCTGCCATAGTAGCTATTCTAGTCAAAATAACTGGCACTACCAC